AGCAGGCATCCGTACCCCTACACCCTTCATAGGGATCCCAACTAGGTTCAGGTACTACTGGTTCCGGTTCCTCTACTACTGGCTCTTGCGGATCAGGGTCTTCCTCTACTGGCCCCTCATCATCCCAGCCTGGATCGTAACCCGGCTCTTCACACCAACCATCATCACAAACATCAGGTTCCCAATCATCATCCAAGTATGGATCCTCTTCATCGGGCCAAACCTCTTCTTCAAATTCTTCGTCTAACTCTTCTTCCCGCTCTTCTTCGTCCTCTTCTCCAGAAGGCATCTCCGTTTCGTCCACTTGCTCTTCATCCACTTCTTCCTCGTCAGATACAGAGCCGTCGGATTCAGACTCGTCGTCATCGAGCCATTCGTCTTCCCATTCCTCTTCTAATTCCTCTTCTAACCAATCTTCATCTACTTCTTCTTCTTCGGTTCCTTCCAACCAGCCGTCTTCTTCTTCCCCTTCTGATTCATCATCCCACCACCCAGTTTCGTCTTCATCTGCGTCGGGTTCTTGATTCCACTCATCTAAATCCTCCAATTCTTCTTCAATATCGTCTTCTTCATTATACCACTCTTCCTCTTCTTCATCACCGATGAAGTCCTCCCAATCCTCCCACTCTTCATCAGTCCATTCTTCGATCACATCTTCCCACTCTTCCTCTTCTACATCTAATTCAAAATCATCTTCAAATACAATCTCATCTTCTTCATCCAACCAATCTTCATCAAGCCAATCTTCTTCCACGGCGATATCGGTATCGGTTTCGGCATCTTCGACCTCCCATAATAGTTCCTGCTCTTCATCAAAAGCATCCCAGTCGTCTTCAGTCCAATCAACAGACTCGCTGGGAGATGGCCCCCAATCTTCTGGCCATTCTTCTAAACCTTCTTCCTCAAGAATCATTTGCTCTTCCAATTCAGCATCATATTCTTGGAAAGCAAAATCTTCTTCGTAATATTCTTCTTCATAAGCATCCCAAAACTCTTCTTCATCAACTTCTTCATTGATAAAGAAGGTTTCCAATTCTTCTTCATGCTCTTCGATAAACTCAACAACGACCTCTAACTCAACAGCCTCAGCGAAGAATTCCTCTGTTTCCTCCTCCTGCTCCTCAAACCATTCATCATCATAATCAATCTCATCCCATTGCTCGTCTTCCCAGTATTCATCCTCTACACTAAGGATTATTTCAACCATATCGAATCCCGTATCAGCAAACTCTTCAGGAGCCTCCCATTCACTGACATCCTGAATTTCTTCCACATAAGACTCCCCCAATACCTCTTCAATCCTATCTTCTGCAATAGCCTGGTAATACTCAGCATCTGAGGCGACCCACGCCTCAACTACCTCTTCCTCTTGAACAATTTCACCAATTTCTTCATCATACGTTATCTCAATAATTACTGGCACAACTACTGGCTCAGGGGCTGGAGTGGTAACATCAGGCTGATCGGGTATAGTTATTGTAGGTTCTTCCACCGCAGCAACTGCCCTATATGCTGATATATCAACCTCTACCTCAGCTAGCACTTCACCTTCATCATCTTGAATAGAGATATCCATCATATCTGGTTCATCAGATACTTCAGGTTCTGGATCAAACACCATTTCGATCTGCTGACCTGCATCTAGTTCGACTTCAACTTCAAGAGAGTCAACGGCAATTGCGACTGTGGCTTCCTCAATCTCTGCAATCTCAATAGACTCTTCAGAGAAAGCGAGCAAAGATTGTTCTTCTTCAGGTTCGTCTTCAACCTGTTCCCCCACTTCAGGTTCTTCTTCCTCAACTATTACAGCCTCAATCTGAACCGACTTTTCCTCATTCAAAACCAATAAAGAAAACTTCTGCTCGACTACTTCCTCTATGACATCTTCATTTGAAACCGGCTCGTCTTTCTCCGGCACAGCAATTTCTTCAACATCAGCACTGAAAGCCTCAACACCGGGTGGCAGGAAAACAAGCACAGGATCAGAAGTGCTTGGCCCTGAAATCAGATAGCGATACGTTGCCCCAGGAATTTCATTAACAAATTTTCCGTCATAATACCCCAGTCGTTGACCAGATTCAGTTTCAATTTTTAATGCCATCTGCTTGCTGCCAGAAGCAGCAACAGTAAGCATCGTGCCGGATTCCTCGCCGCCGTCCTGAGGACAGAAGCTGCAAGTAAACGGGCCAGAACGGGCACGCATAGGTGTCAATTCCATAGTTCCAGTACCGCCAGACCACGCCTCTGCCTGTTCTGTCGGGTTGGTGGCAGCTAATGCGTAAACCCACTGACCTTCCTTGGACACATCGATCCACCGCTCTTCACTGGGCCAGTTGGAGTCGTAAATGTAAATACGGTAGCCACCGGCCATCTCTTCAACCCGATAAGGGGTGACAGCGTGTCCGCCCTGGTCGCTGTAAATACCGATTGTGAAACCAGTATGAGTATTACCCTTCTCTGCCTCTGCGAAGTCATACAGTAGAATCTCAGCCAATGCTGTCGGTGACAACTCTAAATACGATGAAGCCTCTTGCTGGACTTCCATTGCAAACTGAGTTACATACCAATAGGCAATCTCAGAAAGCAAAGCAGGGTCTTCTTTAATCAATTCAGCGACAGTTTTGGCATTCTGAAACGCAGCCAATGTTTCAATATCGCCAGAAAGACGCATACTCAACACAGCCAACCCTTCACACAAGCCACCACGCATTGATTTATTAGCCTGAGACATCAACTGCAGAATTACAGGATATGGCGTACACTTATTGTCTGTAACATCAGAACACACCTGGTTATCGCCATATAAACGACGAGCCATATTCACAGTCAAATCTGCTGGGGCTTCCCCACCGCCAAAGTTTTCAAAAGAAAACGTATCATTCTCTGCGGTATATTCAGGGATAGCATAGTCAACAAGAGGAACGCTCTCTAATACTACCGGCGCAATTGTTGACGTAGTTGTTGCAACTACGGGCTGATCCGTTTCCACCACACCAGTAGTGGTTGTCGGAAACAATGTTCCTGTTGTAATCTCAGATTCTGTAGAGCCGCTTGAGCAACTGGCGAGGAGTAGTGCCCCAGCGACAAATATCGCTGAGGGTTTTCTCATCCTCTCTTTCTTCGCCTATTCTGATACCAGAACAGGCCCCCAACAAGAATAACAATCGTAATACCGACCAGAATAGGTGTCAATGAGCCGCCAGGTGCGTTAGATAAATCTAAGCTGAAATTCTTTACTCCCCCGCCAAGTAAATCGTTTTCAGCTTTCAGTTCCGCAACAGCGTCTTCTAATTGAGTCACCTGATAAGACAACTCAGCTTGCTCGTTTCCAGAATCTAATAGGAAACCAAAAGCACCACCTATAGTTGCCGGTAACCCCAGAAGCCAAGCAATGTTATCCTTGGCCTTCTCAAACATACTCGTAGCCTGTTTGAGATCAACAGAAGTCTTATCCTTAATGCTACCACTTTCAGATAGGGCAGCAATTATTTCAGATTTTGAGATGTTTATTGAGTCTTCCTTAACCATAGAACATCCCTCCTATGGCTATAATATCATTTATTCTATACTAAATCGAATAATATTTTTATTAATCTGTAGCGGCGTATGCAGTGTCATATGCGGCTTGCGCTTCATCTGGTGTGTCACCGTTGTCAAGAGATGCCTGCTTGGCAGCCTCACCAGCGGTTGCCTTGCGGGTGACCTTCGCCGTAGGTGGGTCTTCGGGCATCGCCGGAAAGGTAGACACCCTGTCCGACTGGGACATGTGATCCCTCAATGCCTGCCGGTAGGTAAGCCATTCTGCTTTCGTGTGATCACCAAGGGTGGCGTCTTCCAACACCGACCAATCAGAGTGGGTCAACAAGCCATTACGGTGGCCCCTGATCAGAGTCAGATCAAGGTCATTTGCATCGGCCATTGCATCCAGTTCGGCCTCTTCTTCAGCCGTAAGATCAATCATAACTCCGTTTACCATTTTAGTTCTTGGCATTTCAGATCTCCTTACTCATCATAGTATATCAGATTTATCACTTTATAACTACACTCCGTTGATTCCGTAGATTGTAAAGGACGAATACTGAGCAAACGAACCAGAGAGCGGAAACAACTTTATAGTGTGGATCGCTGCATCATCTAAAAACAGACAGGCGGTCATAACATTGCCGAACAAGTAGGTACTGTTGTATTGCTGACTGCTATGTAAAAAACCCTGCTTATAGGCAGTCGTGTCAGAATAGTTCGGTATCCAAACCGTCAGGTTACAAAACGAGTCAGCCAGCGCACCTGCTTCGGCTATGTAACCCGCTTTATAATGGGGGTCACCAGTACCGGCATGTGCTCTACCTGCCTGATTTGAACCACCCGTTAAAGCAAATGTTGACCTGTAAAAAGGATAATCGGGGGCGTCATTTTCTCCCTGCCACTGCATTTTCATCTCTACCGAACCCGAGCCGGAGGCGGTAGAACGTGTTGACACCTTTAGCATCAGGTGATCGTAAGACGACGGGATAGACGTATTTTCCCATGACGCTGCTGAAGAACCAAGTTCGTCATGGGAAATAACATTGAAGACAGCCATCAGGAGGACTTCAATCCGTATAAGGTATAGTGAGAACCTCTAGTCAGAACCCCGCTGTTGGGCCACAGTTTAATAGAACTCACTGTTGTCGTACTGTCCCACAGGCCAGCATACATTTGAACCCTGCTGTCCGTACTGTACAACAGACACCCACTCACAAGCATTTGAACCGTTGCGTTCTTACTGGTATTAGCGTAGTCGATGATATCCATGACGAATGTTCCGTACTCATGGGCGTCAGGATGAGTGCCGGAGATCCCGTCGTATAAGTAGATTTTCGACTGATTTGTAGTGTGCGACGAGTTCCACGATGTGTTGCCACCATACCCGTTCACAGAAGAATAGCCTGATGTTGAACCGTTGAATTCAACAAAAAACTGTTGCCCGCCGGAAGCATAGACAGACCGATGCGATCCACGAACTTGCAAAGTTTCATAGGAGGAAGGAATAGATGAGAACGTTACCGACGTTGTGTCAGCTTCCAAATACTGTGTGGCGATTGCTTCAATAATAGCCATCAGGCAGTCACCATCCTTGGGAGGATGCCGAACAGGTCTACACGGGTACCGTTCGCAAAGTTATTGGCACCGGCATCAACGATGTCGATTTCTGTGATCGCAGGCATTGATCGCTGAAGAGTGCCTGCTTCCATTATACAATACCCTGTTGCGGCATTAGTGTCATCGTTAGCGGCACCTTGAAAAACCCAAGACTTGTTTTTCCCTGAGTTAACGTCATATATACGGACGATGGACGACCCGAATATGTCAGCATTGGAAGAAACCGGATACCAACAGACATTTGCGTTTGCCACTGCACCCCTACCCGCAAGCAGACCACTGGAACCGCCAGTGCCGTTACTGTAGCCATACTGGTAGTAATACATGGTGTTTGTGTTGTTGTTGAAAGTCATTTTCGCTGCTGTCGAAGAGCCAGTGGACTTCATATAAGTAAGAAGAACAAAATCCATGTACTGGCTAAAGTTGGCTTTTCCAGTTCCAGAAGTGAAAGTTATGAGCGCTGTTGATCCGTCGCTAGTAGCAGACGCAATAGCGACCCAAGCCTCAGAATCTGTCAAAACTCCCCCATCAAGATAATCAGGAGCGGAGGTATCGTATCC